CCTCCAACATCGGGAGACTTCACCGACGATCCAGAGAATTTCATCATCTTCCCAGTGCCAGGAGGCCAACCTAGAAAGGTATCTGCGTTTACAGACTGCCTGTATGCCGCTTGGATGTACGGATTAAAGAATAGCATGTTCTTTCTGATCGTTACTGTCTGATCCGCAAACAGTCGCTTAACTCCGTTTATAGGCTCTCCAACTGCCGTAATGATTGGATTTCCGTCTATATCTTCGTCAACCTCCATTTCAGTCTCAACGTCGTCCCAGTCGATCTTTGCAGGAGTCAGCAAAGGGCTCTGAGTGGGATTGTTTCCTCCAGATCCAGTACCAAGCTTGATCTCACCTCGATAATTTACGGTAACGATCCAATAGACAGGACTGATCCGCTGGGGCTTAGCTGATTCGCAAAAAACATAAGGATATAAACTGGAATAGGACGAACCCGCCGCCGGGATTCCGTTGGCCTGTAGCACATCATCGATTGTTGCGTCTGGTTCAGTAAATACCTGATACGAATCTTGCAACCCGGCTTCTGCTGTTCGGAAATTGTCTGTAAGGCTGAAATCACCTCCAACCTTAGACCACATCCTAGTAACGGAAATTACCTTACTCATTTAATCACCTCGAATCGCAACTGTTCTCCAGTGGATTGGCTACGCTCCTCCAAGATAGTATTGGTTCTCTTCTGTTCTTCAACTTGCTTGGAAGTGTTCTCGACTAGCTTTGCAATTGGGCTGTCTGTTTGGCCTCGCACAAGCACCCGAGACTCAAAAGCGGTCAACGATCGCAACTGATCCCGCAACGCACTAGCGGCCCCTTCCCGTGGCTTCAGGTCGATGTCAATGTCAAGCTTCATTGCATCTTGCAAAGCCTGTAGCCGTTCTCGGATCTTCGTATCGAGATCTTCCGTAAGACCTCCGACCGCTTCATCTAGGATGGCCTGCAAGCTTTTTTCGGTTTCGGTTACAGCACGCTCACCGAAGGATGGCATTTCCTTCAAAACATCCTCGAACGTAAAACGACCCGAGAGCAACTTGCTGTAGGCATCGACAAACCATTCAGCTTTTGCGAGCAATCCGTCGAATACAAAAACGACATCGTTATAAATCTTGGTCGCTGACAGCAACACCGATGCGGAAATCACATCAAGCACATCGTTGAACCGAAAGATGGCAATTTCCGCCGCTGTGAATCCAGTAACGAAAGCCTCGGCAATCGTCTTACCGACTCCTTGCATCGCATTGGCTAGCTGTTCGCTGTAGTTGACGAAATCATCCATCGCCGGAAGCATTGACGCTTGGATGAACTCAAACGCAACCACGAAGCCGCGATAAACCACGTCGCGAATCGGAGCAAGCAACGCTCCGAAAGACTCGTAAAGGTTCTTGGTTGCAACCTTCAATGCGTCACTTGCTTCCAATGCCGACTTAGCTGATTCCGCTTTGTTTAGTAGCCCCTTGGTAGCAAGCTCGCTGACCGCTGCTAGCTTTTCCTCGTTGGTTGCTAGCTGGTCGATGTTTGGAATCAAGCCCTTGAACGCATCGAAATTGCCGTTTACCGCATCCTCGACCATCCGCATCGCTGAGGCCAAATCTCGATCAAAGACCCGCGACAAGCCAAGAGCCGCTTCGGTCATGTCCTCGATTGAATCGGTAGCAGCACCGCGCCTTAGTGCCTGGCTCATTTGCTCCATGATCCGGCCAGCATCAACATTCGTCATTCGCTCAAGGCTATTTGCAACCTTTTGCATTTCTTCCGCTGCCTGCTTGCTTCCGTTTGGAATCAAAGCAACGGTCTCGGAAAGCTTGATCGCTGAACGATTCAAATCGTCGAACGCCGCGACCGAACTGGATGCAAAACCAACAATGGCCCTGCCTGCTTCGACAACGCCGATTACCGCCGCTGTAACGCCTGCTAGTTGAGCCAAGCCACGGACAGAAAATTCCACCTGTTGAGCCGTCTTGGTCACTTCGGACGAGAATTGACGCAATACCGCTGAGGCTTCGTTTCGTGCTCCGAGTGTTACTTCTACGTCAGCCACGTTTTCGCCTTTCGTCCTCGATTCGGTTTACGTCTGATTCGAGTGCATTTTGCACCGAAACAAACCAAGCGTCTTGGTCGTTCATCCCGCCAGCCTCAGGCAAGATCCCTTTCGAGACCCACGCCGCAAGGTTGGCCGCTGAGCTTACGCGATGCCCAACGAAATCCTTAGGGCAATCAGTAATCTCAATGTATCCTCTATTCTCGCAAGCCTCGCATCCAGCCTCATCGCAACTTGGACAACCTAGCATCAACGGTAGGTCTTTGCTCGGTAGATTATTGCAATGGGTTCGAGTGCATGACTTGCAAAGTTCGCCGCATCGTATCAATGCGGCGATCCTTATTTTTTTCTGTCGCCCTCGCTCGCTGAATTTCCTTGTAAGCATCTTGCAACAAGCTTTACAGCATCGGCCACTTCGATCTCTTCATCCCATAAATCGATCGACTTTTCGAGACTCCAACCAGCAACGCAAATCGAGACTGCTTGACGCAAAGCCGCGATCTGCTTTTTGGTGTCGCCTAGATCCTTGAAGTCCTCGATTAACCCTAGCACTTGCTCGGTCTGCCTGAACTTCAAGCGATTGAACTGGAACTGAATGTCGAGCCCGTCAATCGAGCCCTCGAAAGTATTATGCTGCATGGTTGAAAATGATTGAAAGTTCTTCGTCGGAAGCGTCTACGTTTTTGTTCGCTTGCCATTCTAGCTGATCGATCATGATTCCGTTTCGATCACCCATCGGCTTGGTTTGTAGCTGAGCCTTGGGAATACTGAAAACCAGCGTCGAACTGCTCGGCCCATCGATTGTAAACGAAAGAGTTGCTTCCGTCGAATCGCGAAGTTGAGCGTATCGACCCTGAGTCGCAATTAGTTTGGATTCAGGGTTGCCAGTGATCCTTGGATTGCGATCAGTGATAACGAAGTTGTCAATGCCTGCCGCCGAACTCGAGCACTCCCGAGCTGTAATCACATTGCCAAGGTCGATCGTTGCCGACTCCAAGCAAAGATTGTACGAGTCCCAAGACGTAGCACCTCCGGCAACCCGCAATGGTAGCGTGTTGACGTAGTTGATGCTCGATGGAATAGCTGCGTCTGCTTCGTCATCGTATACGCCTTGGAAGTCGAATTCAATTCGGCCCATTCGACCCGTCGGCAAAATAAACCGAGCGTTGCCGACCGCGCCGTAGATCCTGCGACGAACTCCATCGAAGAATCCAGCGATCGTCACTGTTTTGACATCGGATCCACTAGCCGGAACTTGAGTCTTTGGTTTGTACGTTGCTGTCGAAAGCACCAATCCACAAGCGGGCAGATAGGTCGATGCCCATGCCGGAACATTTGTTCCATCATACGCAAGATCAACCGAGAACGTAGCTCGGCCACGCCTGGCCCCTGGGATCGATGCAAGCCGACCGAAACCGCCTTGGCCCTGTCGCTCTTGCATCTCGAACTCCGGGTTGATTACAAGGTTATAGGCGTTGATTGTGCAATCAGCCGCCGCGATTGTTTCCGCAGTACCAACCGTCGATTCGATCTTTCCGCCTAGAACTGATTTTTTACGAAGTAGCATATTTGTCCCTTCCTAGTATTTGGTTGGCATCTTGTTTGGCTTCTTTGAGCTTGCGATTGAGAATCGCTTGGGCTTGTGCTGCACCTCGATCGAAAGCAGCTTTCACGCCTTCGATCTTGCTGACTTGCAAATCGCGTAGCTTTTGAATCGGGAATCGCTTCTTTCCGACTCGCTTGTAAATGTTCCGTCCTAGCTTTGGGATCTTTGGCCCGAATGCACCTTCAAAGACCATAGCAGGAACACCGCGAACCATTTCGATCTCAACACCTTCGACCGTTTGCCGAGCCTTGAAAGCTCGCAAAGGCATTGTGAACGTGTCGTCAATCTTAAGCAATGATTCTTTTTCAAGCAGGTTGTCAATCAGGGTTTCGTCAACGCAAAATCGACGTAGTTCGTCAACCTTCTCGACCACCATTGCCGTTGCTATTTCGCGCTGCGTCCTAGTCCTAATCTCGGTCGTCGCTTCGGTGTATCGCTTCTCGAATGCTTTTTCCAATCCGTCGGCGTAGTTCAAGACTCGCTCGGATGCCAAGAGTGCATTTTCTTCGTGTGCCACAATGTCGAATATCATCTTCGCTCCGTTGGATCGTCCTCTGATACTCGATAGGTGACAAGTAATTGAATGTTAGCACCGTCAACACCTCCATCGGAGGTAAAAACGATTTGTGGCCCGAAGTTGGCGTAAAGTGCATTCCCGTCGAAAGTGTGCCAACTGCTAGCCGGTTGACAGATGCACTTGCGAACGTCTGAAGCAAATTGATTTAGTAGCGTATCGATCGCGTCTTGATTTCGCTCCGATGGCATCAAAATCAGTCGGATATTGAATTGCTGAGTAAGAGCAACCGCCGGAGGATTGCCAGGACATGACAACTCAGGAACAGGATTGCTAACGCCCTGAGTGATTATGATCTGTCGATCTTTGGGCGTGTAGTTGGCGAATCGCGTAGGTCGTTTGACCTCTTGGACATCGGTAGGGTATGTAGCCGAATCGTTGACCATAGCCGATAGCCTGGTCTCCAATTCTGCTGCAATTTCCTCGATGATCGCTAACGGCATTCCAGTACCAGCATCCCTTCATCATGCTCGACCAAGCGGACAATTGACCGCCTGTCGATCGGCTCACCGACTCGCGGAGATAGACCGATCTGATCTCCGCCCAAGTCTAATTCATCGCTTGCGATGCCTTCGGCCTCATCGTTTGAAACATGGATGGTGAATCGTGGAGTCACCAAGTCCGATGCCTCTGGAAGTTGCAAAGAATCCTCCCGCACAACCACCGCATCAATCTTGCGAGACCGACCGTTCCGCTTGTAGTAAACGACCGGCTCTGCAAAATCATCAGGGTTGGCGAATACCTTCTTGGCATCCTCTTTGATGAGATCGTGAAGGCTCATCGGTTATCGCTTGCACTCGACCGAGACATAATCAACCGTCACGCTGTTGACGTTGGTCGATGCAGTCTTGCTGATCTGAACAAACGGTTGAAGCGATC